CCATAGCTCTTACTCCTTTCAATTTCTTCCTCAGAAGGAAGTGTTTGTTCAAACTCGTTTAAAGCTTTTACCAAATCGTTGTCAGGTAAAAGTCTTGAAGTATCGTCGTGACCGAAGTTACGTAGAACTTGGTGCATTAAAGCGTCTGAAGAACGAATAGTTTTAACTAGGTACTTTGCCAACGGCGGTGGAAGTTGCCCACCCGTTACCGACTGCATTAATTGAGCGACCCCCATATGATGCTGTCGTAACACGTTGACAAGCAACATATCGTTCTGCTTTTCAAGTTCGCGGTTAATTGAGGCTGTAGATGCTCTAACAGGAAAATTGAGTCTTCCGCTCTTAACCGCTTCCAAGGCTTTAATCAAGTGCTTTTCGTTCTTACCAAAAATTCTCCCCTTGTCTCCGAGGCCGAAGGTTGCATAGAGTTTTAGTACCAGCCTTCCTAAAGAAATATGGGAATAGCGCATGTCAGTGGTGCGGAGATTGCTACGTTTGTTTGACTGTTGCATAACAGAGAACGTACCCATTGCACTATACACACCCTTACGGGGATTTTGTGTACCTCCGCCAGAAGCTTGAATACCCATGTCAATACCAGCACGACGCTCTGCGAGTTGTAGAGACATTTGTTCTTCAGGAACAGTAGATTCTGTTGCCGTTCCCAAGTTCATAATTTCTATTTCGTTCTGTTCACCCGGTACGACCGCACCAGGATACAAGCTGAAGATGGAATCAAGTTTTGAAGCCCTAGATACTCTAGCAATGCTTGTATTTCTAAGTGTTCCTGCGTCGTTACGTTGGTTGTGTTTTGTGGCGATTTCTTCTTGGTAATGCTCAAGCATTTCCGCGTAGCCGTATCCGAGGATTCCATCATCGTCATATCCTAACCTCGCCATCCTAAAAGGTTCTTCATTATCAGGATAGAAGTTAAAGATCGCGCGCATCTTTGTGTTACTTCTATAATGATAAGAATAAATCATTCTATAACGTTTGCCGTTATGAAAGTAGGGAAACCAACATTCGTATATCCAATATTCTGCGTTAGACGGCGAAGCTGTTTCTGTTACTCCCTGATCCTGCTGACGTTGTTCTTGTGCGCCTGAAGTAGTAGGAGTATCGTAATTTCCAAGAATTTTATTTACTGCTTTGTGGTCATAGATACCTTTAAAAGCTCTCTCTTCAAGATCATACTTTGAAAGTTTGACAATGTGATACTTGAAACGGCACTCTTCGAGAGTGGAGCTTTTCGTATCGTATCCCATATCCTCAAAAGGAAGCTTTACAGGTGTTGGGCCATGTTTCTTTGTAATCTCTTTAGGGACGCTTGTGTTTGTACCATCAAGAGAAACCATCTGAACTTCCATTAGCTTTTCAAATGGCGCCTTTACAAAGCTTGTACCAAAATTTATAGCTTCTCCGAACCACAAACTTTCAACTCTGTAAAGGTCCAACTCTTCCTGTTCGGAAGAGAAGTAGTTCATCGCTTCTTCTATAGCACTACGCTGTTCCTCTCCAAGCTCTTTCTCATCCCACTCTCCAACAAGCGAAGCATGATAAATTGGTAGTACATCCCAAATAGAAGCCATTATAGCAGCTTTGAGAATATCTGTACAGGTTCCAATGATCTGTACTACCAAGTTAGATGCGTTAGGCCACGGGAAGTTTTTCTTTTCCGTTTGCGGCTGCCCTTTAGAAAGACGACGCCATTTCGTGATCTTAGATTCATGTAAAACACTTAGAGAATCTTTGATAGCACGAATATTGTCCTTGACATACGTTTCTAAAACGCTGTCAGCGTCTTTGCCAAGACGAACCGGAGTTGGAGTAATAGGGTACATTTACTTTGTAGTTGAAATTCCAGTTGTAGTAGTAGTAGGAGGTATAGTAGTTGACGTAACCGGCACCGTCTTAGATACAAGATTACCTACAGCTTGTGGCCGCGGCACAGCTTGAGCTTTGGGAACCATATCATCTTTAATAATACGATTCAAACGAAGAACTTCTCTCTCTGCCACATCAAGTTTAAGTTGTAGCTCCGCTAATTGCTGTGAATGATCTGCTTGCTCACGCAAGCCAAACAATTTAATAGTGTTAATGTCGTGAACCGCTACAACAGGAACCTTTAAATCTTTTACAGCATTCTCGATTTGTGTCGTATTCACTTTGTTAAAGTCCACAATGATAATGTCGCCTGCTTGTGGACGAAAGAGTTTTACTACATCTACGCTCATATCTAATCTCCTTAAAAACGGCCCCTACCATTGTGGTGTAAGTTTCATCGCCTCAAGCTGTGCAAAAGTCACATCAGTACCAGCGTACTTCTGCAAGTTTGTAATCGCTGCTTGAATATCTTCAATGATTTCTGTAGGCAGCTCAATCTTGCCAGACTTAAAACTTGATAGAACACCTTCCAAAAGAAGTAACGAAAGCTGAATAGCGGTTAAAGTATTCACTGAATAGCTCCTTTTAGTTGGTTAACAAACTGAGTTAGATTAGCGATGGCTGCATTAAGACCGTCAGCAGCAGTAGCTACGGGAACGCAAGGAGGTTGCGGATTCTGCGAAGCTGTTGCCGCACTCCATCCGCAGTAGGCTTCTTCTGCGGTTATAGTAGCATTAATGCCGCTCACAGCTTGATTAATGTATTTGCACTTCTCTTGTGTAGGATCTGTTACACATTCTTTCGCGTATTGCTTTTGCGCGTTCGCTACAAACCCCGATGCGGCAGCGAGAGTATCTCTCGCATTAACCACAAGCGGCGGTTGTCCAGAAGGTGTTGAGGCTATTACAGGTTTCTTTGTACAACCTGTAAAGCCTATCAAACTCAAAATTAAAAGTGCTACAATTTTCTTCATCGTTAAAAGCTCCTTTTTCAAAAGTAGTTTTCTAATAGCCGGTCAATTCACTACGTCCTTGTTGACTCACAACTTGATGCGCGAACGGATTTGCCGCATTTTGTTTTTCTACAAAAGCTTTCACGTCAGCAGCATTAGCCACATTCTCCCACGTCTGTGGAGCGTAACCCAAGGTGTCGAGTATGTCCACTGTTTTGCCGACAGGATACTTACGGAACTCTTCAACGAACTTCGTATCATGCCGCGAGCAGAAGAATTGGTTGTTGAAGTAGAAAGGATCCATTGCTTCGATTCGGAGAGCTTTGCCATTTTCGGTTCTCTCAGTTTTAAGTGGCTCGATCTTGAAACGTTTGTCGAAAGGTAGTGTGGCAATTTTCTGGTCTAGGTGAAACTTCAAATACTTTTGTGCCGCAACTGTTTCTAACCAAACTTTTCTCAGGCTCCACTTCTCTGCCCATTCAAAAATCTTTTCAACAAGCTGTTCATACCCCACAGACTCAGCAAAACAATCAAGAAGGTACAAACGCCCCAAAGGCTTGTAAAGTCCGGTGACAGTAATAGCATGGCGGCAAGAACCGTCGGAGCCAGAGTGGTTAGGATCAACAACCATTGAAATAAGGAGTTCACGCGGCCACACATCTTTGATGATTTTGCCGTTCTTGGTTTCGTGAACGAGTTTGACAGGTCTGTATTTGTTGCCGTTCTTATCAAATTTCTCATCACCAAGTCCATATTCGTAGTAGTTAAGAAGGTCTTCTGTCCAACGTGTTGCGCCAGGAGCTACAGGATCATTTAGAAACTGACAGGAGAATAGGTAAGGGCCAAGTCTTTTCTTCCACTTTTCAAGTTTTTCAAGAGTAAACTCTTCTGGAAAAAGAATTTTACCTAAAGGATGTGCTTTGCAGCAACCGCCTAAAGCGGAGTGATTTATAATCTCGAAGTGATCTTCGTTATCGCGCATCCATTGGTTTAAATCTTTTTCAGACCACCTGTTACCTACTACAATTTCATCATTACCTACAAGCTTATCATCTCCCGACGAATCAAACGCACCGACAAGTAATTTATGATATTCTATCGTATCATTCATTACTGTATCACCCTTGAGAGCTTTCCTACCTACAAGATCATCCTCAATCATTCGCTTGTAGTGACGAGACTGTAATGCTCCTCCAACTCCCAAGAAATCAAATGTCCCTTCACCGTTAACCGAATCCTTCGTGCGCTTGTGAGCCATACTTTTTTCCGTCCATTTGCACTGCTCATCAGGCAATATTTCCGGAAACAAGTTCCTAAAGAGGGAGTTATTAGCATAGTGATTATTGATTCGGATTCCGATTTTGATTGCATTGTCTATTGTTTCGGAGATTACTAGAGTGTTTGTATCGCGGTCGTGTGCGCGTTTCATCCAATTAATGAAATTGTCACTGTAACCTAACGCGCGCATGTAATCTTCATCTACACTTGTAAACGGCAAACTCCACCACATAGGGGCGGATTCAGAGAATAGTGTTGTTTTGAAGTGATCGCGCGGGACTTCTATCACTTTTTGTAAGTGATACCCTTCTATACTTTCTGCAAGAGGTTTATGGAAATGATCGACAAAACGATTGTGGTGAAGGGTTACTTTTGAGAAGAAGTAGAAAGAGCCGAGGGAGTTTAAACGGTAAGCTATACGTTTCTCTTTGTCGCTTGTAAGCTTTTTAGGGTCAATAAGTCGCCACTGCTCAAAGTCTTCATTAAAACTGACCTGTTGCTGCTCTGCTTGTTCCTCAAAAATGGTTTGTAGGGCCATTTAATTTATTGTAGGACTTGACTGTGCTTGCGCCAAATTCGCTGCAATATCATCATCTTTCGAAGAAATAAACGATGCTACATCCGTTTCAGCAGTTGTCTGATTACGTGTTGCTTTAACAAAAAGGCCGTGCCTATCTAAAATTGTTTCTGCCGCAGTCAAACGTAGCTTTGGATCAACCTTTTGCCGCACAGCATCCGCGATTGCTTGTATCGCGTCCGGCACCATATCTTTGATAGACTCTTTTACATTGTTCAGATCTTCTGCAAGCTCTTGTTCGTAATCAGAAACAACTCCTGTAGCGATTTGCTGCGCTATTACTTTGAACTCTACCTGCTGCTTCATCGTTATGTAACCAGCATGTGTAAGACCAATATGATCTGCTATATCTTGGTCTTTCATGCCCAAAGCCATGAGCGAAGCAGCTTTCTTCATTCGTAGAGTTGTTTTGATGTTAGCCATTAGAAAAGCCCAAATTCATCAAATTTTGCAGACTCGCTTTATCAGTTTCTACAATTCCTTTAGCAACTTCTTCTGCAAAAAAGTAACGACGAAGTGCGTCCACCAAAGGAGTCTTCACAACAACACTGGAATCTTGTTCCTTAGAAGTATTTGAGATTTCCGTTGTTTCGTTTAGATTGTTCATTTGTTGTACGCACCTCGTTGTTAGGAACCAAGCAAGTGTCCTCAAAGTCCAACCGATTGGTTAAAGTGTACTATATATAAGGATAAAAGTCAAGAGATTTCCTTGTTGCCGCAGGCCGTGTCAAGAGGTAAAATAAGTGGCTTAGATTGAGTGAGTTGTAGATACCTGGATGGGTGCGGCCCCAGAGTGACCTATGCGGAGCCGCGCACCTAGCCGCCGCACCGAGGCTTACAAAGAAGGTATGTATATCCACTCCGCCATACATGCTTGCGCTTTTATCTATTTGACTCCTTACGTAGCTACTTGTTTCTTTGTATCTACTTCAAAAGGAAAAATTGGAAAAAAATTTGATTTCTCGATCCCCCCTACCCCCCACAAGATGTTGTGGTTTTTACCCCCGTAGGCACTACATATAGTGTTTTTTGAACACGTTCAAGTTTGAACAGGTTCAAACGATACAAGATGTTGTGTATGTAGAAAGCTACTGCACAAGCGATATAATCGCAGAACGATACATTACAATTCTTTACAATACTTAACTATTCTTAAGCTCGGAATCGCATCTCATCTGGTATGGTCGTTGTAGCACGATTTGTATAAGTTCTTTGACAATCTAAAAAATCCTCTAGAGTTGGACGTTAAGTGCCGTGATCCTCTGAGGTCTTTTATCCTTTGTTTGTAGCACTCTCTACAACATCAACAACGTTGTATCATTTTTGAATGCGGCAATCTGCCGCTCATAGGAGAGTGTTTATGTCAGATCAAGTTAAAACTGTTAACGTGGAAATCACACACGGTCTAAAGACCAATGCGGAGCTGGTTTTCGCATATCAGATGCGCGACCAGATCGCTGTACGTGGACAAATTGCGGTACAAAAAGAGTTTGACACGTGGTTTCGTAATTACATTTCTGAGAAATTGGAACAGGAATCGAAAGCGATTACCGGACGCATTGAGCAGAAAAAGTGGAACATGGTTGTCGAGTTACAGCGTAAATTCAATTACACGCTGGAACAGGCGACTACACAGATTTTCGGCAAACCGCTGGTACAACAGCCCGCAGCAGTCGCAAAAGCGAGCTAAAACAAAGTTTGCCGTTTACCGGAGAGTGTTACAAAAAGGGGATAAAATGAACGCATTCGAGAAATTTATGAAAGAATGGAAGGAGAAGATTAAGAATGGCAAGAAAACTAACAGCTTACAACCGTGCTGAAAAATGGTACGCTCGGCAAGTTAAACAAGGTCGCTTGCGTGATAGCGATTACAGCGCGCTTTCAAGAAAAATGTCTTTGTGTTACGAACCGTCAACAATGATGAACGCGCGAAACGAACAAACTTTGCAAGACAAACTGCAAATTGCAAAGCAGCTAAAAGCTATCACAGACTTCAAACTGTGATAGCGGTTTTACAAAAGCTTTTTTTCGCTACATAGGAAGATTTTTAAGAAATGCTTTTCAGGACAAAACCTTTGGAATCAATGCTTTGAAGCCGACATGTCAATTTTGACATTGCCTCTGGGCAAGAGGACGAAAAAGTGAAAAAGTAGGTAAGTGGAAAATTGTAGAAGAGTAGAAAGTGAGTAGGTAAGAGAAAGGGGTTAGTTATTT